ACCCTTCCGTGAAGCACTTCTCAAGACAGGTAAGATAAAACACTCCGTAGGAGATAAGTTCTGGTCGGAAGCATTTCCTAGAATCCTTGAAGATGTCAGAGACTTTGACATGAAGAGGAGTAGTACAGGAGAAATGAAACGTGTTCCTAGAAAACTCAGAGTTCCTTCCAAAGGTCCAATTCTTAAAGATATCACCAAACAATTTACAGCATTGGTTGAGAGTACTGTAAAACAACATAAAGATTTGACACAATTACCTGTTAAAGAGAAACCGATTAAAAGAACACAGAATTTAGAAGGAGGACCAAAAGGATTTGTTTCACAAAACAGGAAGGGATTCATCACACCAGATGTCAAGATACAGGGATGGTTGACTGATATGTTGAAACAGGTTGATGATGTCAATAAGTCAGGAGGTGGTGATCTCAAATTCTTTGGTCATTCTCTACCAGCAAATGTTTGGGGAGATATAGTTAAAACATCCTTGTCTGGAACAATGCAACATCTGGATATTGGAAAAGGAAAAGGAGCATACAAGTTTTCCCTTATTGATCCCGATGTTAAAACATGGGTTGAAGCAAATAGAGGAGTAGAAGAAGCAATACTGAGACAAGAAGGAAAATCAATTACAAGACCAATTGATGCAGATAAGACAGTTAATCAAGGAGAATTTGTAGTTAAGCAACAAATCAAAGGTCTTTCTGCGGATAAGACCAGACCGAACCTAGAACCTGTATCGCCATCTCAGGCTCGTACTAAAAGTGGAACCTTTGGTTCTAAGTCGATGGATGCAGAAACCAAAGGAGTCAAAGTACAATCTACTGCAAGTGCTGTCTTCAATGTGGAAGAAGCAGAAGATTTCAAATGGTCGAATGAAGGAACAAAGGTTGTTGATGAACTAGATGTTGTTAAATATTCTGAAAGTCCAATTATCGATCACATAATGGATCTGAAGAAAAGTTCTCCAGAGACTTCTCTTGAAGAAAGGTATATCCCAACAATCTTCACAGGAGGAAGTGAGAAAAAGAAATCAGAAGTCATTCAGAAGGGTAAAAAAATTACAACAGAATTAGCTCCTTTGGATGATGCAAAAGAGTCTTTCCGAGCAACAGAAAAAGATCGCTTAAAGAAATTCAGTGACGTTGTCAATAAACCAAAAACTTACCAGCCAACCTTCTTAACCTTAACTGGTGAAGTTACTACAACAGATTTGAAGATTCCGACAGAAGATCGTTATGAGAAGAAATATTTAAGAGAAGTTACTGCATTTGAAGAAGATCCCTTGGTAAGACAGGAGATATCATCTACTTCCAAAGAGAGAGCCATTGTTGCAAAGGAACAAGCAGAGATCCTGAAGAAAAAAGGTTTAACTCCTAAACCTCTTCCAGAATCTTCGAAACCTTCTGTTGTCAAGACGGATACTATTTTAACAGCATCGAATCCTGCGAATGTACCAATACCTGAATCTGAACAAACTGTACGGAAACGACCTGTTGCTACAGCATATGATAGCAGATCAGGAAAATTTGAGTATGAGCCGAAATCTGTTCATGAGTTATCAGGTGAGAAATTTAAAGAAGTTAAAAAGGGTACAGAGTTCGTTCCATTGGAAAGACACATGGAAATTGATAAAACTTTAGGTGTAACAAGTGGAGAATTTCCTTTTGTCGTAAGTGATAAAAAAGAACCAACACCAGTACCTCTCAAAGAGGGAGAAGAGATAATAGCAAGTGGTACTCAGGCCAAGTCTGGTGTAAAACAACCAGCATCTGTAACTGCTACTACTACAGATGTTAAGAAATGGGCTAAAGGTAAAAAACTACGTCAAGCCCAAATGAATTGGGCTATGAAAGCTTTGATTGGAGTGACAGCAGTTCCTGTAATTGATTTTGCACTTGCACCATTAGATATTGCTATTGCTCATGAAACTCAGATAAAACCAACTCAAAAGGAATTCAATGTTGGTAAGACAGGTTTAAAAAAGGCTTCTGGATTCATGATGCCAAAAAGTAGAGATTATGAGAAGTCGATGAGGGAAGGAATCAAGAAGAGTGAAACAACTGCTCTAACAGATTTCAAGAATTGGGGTAAAGATGTTTGGGCATGGATTGATAAGCCTCCAAAGCAACCACGTTCCCATCGGATTAGATGAACGAAGGACTTCTTTCCAAAGCTCTGGATCTCGCTGAAGCAATTCAGGAGAAAAAGGAATCCAACAAGCTGGTTTGTTATGAACCTTATCCTTATCAGCATAGATTCCACACTGCTAGGGACAATAATGGAAGACTTGCAAGACAACGCCTATTAATGGCGGCAAATAAAACGGGTAAGACTTTTTGTGGTGCTTCAGAGATGGTGATTCATTGTACTGGTGAATATCCTGATTGGTGGCAAGGTCCAAGATTCCATAAACCCATTAAGGCATGGGCATGTGGTAATACTGCACAGAATGTCAGAGATATTGTCCAAGCAGAGCTTTTAGGTGAGCCAGGAGATCCTGATGACTATGGAAAAGGTGCAGTTCCTAAAGATGCCATAGTTAAAACAGAAAGATCACCAGGAATCCCCAATGCTATCAGTACCTTACTGCTCAAGCACAAATCTGGTCAGAATTCCAAGATATTTTTCAAATCTTACGAACAGGGGAAAATGGCATTTATGGGTAAAGCCATTGATGTCGTTTGGATGGATGAGGAACCTCCAATGGATGTTTACTCCCAAGCTCTTCGTGCATCATTGAAAGGAGGTGGCCTTACTTACATGACATTCACACCTGAAAGTGGAATGACAAAAGTAGTAGCCCAATTCATCAATAACATTCAACCAAACCAAGCACTTTACAATGCAACATGGGATGATGCACCACATTTAGATGAAGATGTTAAACGTGAAATATTAAATGCCCTTCCCTCTCATGAACGTGATATGCGTTCCAAGGGGATACCAGTTTTAGGTTCAGGTTTAGTTTTTCCTGTTGACGAAGACCAAATTAAAAGAGAACCTTTCAAAATACCAGAACATTGGCCCAGAATATGTGCCATCGATTTCGGATGGGATCATCCGACTGCTTGTGTCTGGATTGCATGGGACCGTGAAGTTGATATTGCATATGTCTATGATGTGTATCGTAAATCAGCAGAGACTCCAGAAATACATTCTTCTGCCATTAAACGTAGAGGAAACTGGGTTCCTGTCATCTGGCCTCATGATGGAAACCAACATGACAAAGGATCTGGTAAGTCGTTAGCAGAAATATACAGAAGAAATGACCTTGCCATGCACCCTGTCCATTTTGAGAATCCAGAAGGAGGGCAAGCCGTTGAACCCGGACTCATGGAAATGTTACAAAGATTTCAGACACAACGATTACTGGTCTTCAATCATCTTGGAGAATGGTTTGAAGAATTCAGGATGTATCATCGTAAGGATGGTAAGATTGTGAAAGAACGAGATGATCTTATGTCTGCAACACGTTATGCAATTCAAAGTCTCCGTTATTCCAAAGCACAATTGATTCAGAAGAAATTCGATTATGCCATTGGAAGTGAAGACAAGGATTATCCTTATTTTGGAGTAGAAGCATGGCATATCTAACAGGAGGTGGAAGGACTAGATCATTACATGCTCAACTACAATCTCTACGTGGTAAAAGGTCTGGTGTAAGACAACGTGTAGAAGCACATAAAGCTTCTTTAAGAGGTTATGAGGCACATATTAAAAATCTAAATACACAAATTGGCTTGAAAGAAACAGAAGGAAAAGGTCTTGAGACATCTCTAGAAGAAACTGAATCAAAATATTGGAGTGGAGAATCAGGCCAGAATATCATGAAACTAAATAAAGCGTATCTTGGAATAAAAGAAACTGATTACAACGACCCAGAGAATGAGAAAAGCGGATTGAAGATACAGGGATTGCATGATTTAACAAGTGGGTTTAATGATGCTACCAAAGATGCTATTGGTGCCAGAATGAACAAAAAACTTGAAGTAAATTGGTGGCAAACGGAATATGATCGTGTGAATAAACCTGGTTATACAAATATCCGTAAAGAAAAAAGAACAAGGAATGTATGGGAAAATGTAAATAAGAGAGGTGGAAATTGGTTAACAGGATTTTTTTCCTATTTAGAACGACAATTAAAGGGTACTCAAGAATATGAGGTTGATGTTGATGATGCTCCAGCAGAAAGATTCTATTATAAAAAGGGATTGAAAACTGAAACTGATGCTTATAATAAAATGCTAAATACAAAGGTTGAACAATTCGGTAAAACACAAAAACAAATTGAATCTGATCTTGCATTGTATAAGGTATCATTTACATCGGAAGATACTAAAAAACTCACTGATCTCCGCACGACTACTGGTAAGAAGTTGGATATTCTAGGTGGAGAAATTTTAAGTCTTCACGGGAACATTAAAGGGATTAAAGATACACAAGATGTGACTCTAGGACAGTTGAAGGCACAGCAAGGAATAGCAAGAGGTCTTGAATCTTCAATGGCAAGTATGCAATCTTTATTTGCAGGAGCAAAACTTCAGGAACAAATGGATATGGCTAAAGGAGGTAAAA